ACATAATACAATCAATGTGACCTGAAAAGCACCTATTAATGATGTAAGGTGCATATTCCTTCTCAAGTAAAGGATCTTCGTCAATCAGATGCTTCTTCGTCTGATTGATCGAGTTTAACCAATCTTTTAGTTCAACCATTTTAAGAATCAATTAAATTACTTTCACTAAAAACTTTTCCCCTAGCATAATAATTAAAAGCTATACTAGTTCTAACCTGAGATGATTTATTTTTATGTACGGAATGATTTAAGACTGATGGAAATATGTATAGCTTGTTTTTAATAGCAGGAAAATCCCAAGAATACTTGTTAAATCTATTAGATTCTGATATACGATAAACCATTGGACTTCCAAAAACATTATATGATGTTGATACTTCCAAATCTCCACAATTATCAGAAGTTTCTAAATACCACACTCCACTTATAAACGAATTATAATGCATATGAGTGTGTGCCCAATCTCCAGGATTATGCTTGTTTACCCAAGATGAAACTCTCTCAATGTTCATAAATTTTTCATCATATTTTATGATGTCATAAACAAATGTTTTTGCACAAGCATCTATTTGATCGGAATAGAATGATAATTTTTCATTTTCCAAAACATCCATAGATGTTGATATGTTTGAATTCTCAGCACCAGTTCTTCTGTATTCAAGAGTATTTACATACTCTATAACTTCATCATTAACTTGAAGTTCACATTCAAATAAAGGAACTGCAAACAATGAATATACATTATAATTTAATTTATGTTCCATAACAAATCTTTATTATAATTAAATAGCAAAAGTTCCTTTCTTTCTTTTTGCTCTCGCATATACTCACCAACTGACCTCATCGTATAAGTAAGGTCAAACTCACCAGTCTTCCACTTTTCACCTATAAAACGGTCTTTTACAAGTTGATCGGAGTTATAACTTATCAGTTGATGCATATAACAAGAAGCGCAATCAGCAGCAAACTTATCGTGATCAAATCCTTTGTGCATTGATCCTTTACGCCCATAGAGGTTGTCCTTAATGTCGTAAGGAGGATCAAGATACACAAAAGCTCCCATATTTCCATCCAACAAATAGTCGTAGGAATAATTAGTTATGCGCCATTTCTCAATCAGTTTAGAATACTCAGGCAGTTTTTCGATACCCCGCATCGAAAAGTTGGAATTGGACGCCTGTTCTGAAAATGAAGAACTCTCTGTAAGACCACTAAAACTGCACTTATTGACAACATAGAAAGCCACAGCACGATCAATGCTAGGCAAACTTTGGTCATTAACTTGCTCCTTTGCTTTAAGAAAAAGTTCTCTTGCTAAAACGGGAGTATTGTTTGCTGTCTTTAACTCTACCAGTTTGTCTTTAAGATCAGTGCCAAATATCTGGAGTTGTTGCCAGAAGTTTACCAGTGGTTCATATAAATCATTTACCCAAATATCTAAGTTAGGATATTTTTTAGTAATATAAATCCCAACACTTCCGCCACCAAGAAATGGTTCACGGAACTCATCATAGTTGCGAAGGTCAGGAAAATAAAGTCCCATCTTTTCACAGGCACGGGACTTTCCGCCAGGATATCTAAGCGGGGTTTTCAGAGACTTCATAATCTTTGGGATGATACTTCAAATACTCAAAAAAAGTTAGTTTCATTTCCTTCTGTGTCATACCGCAATGTTTTGCGGCAGCAGGAAGAGTCATTCTAGCACGAAAGAGACCTTCATTTGCCTCTCGTACATTTTCAGGAGTTGTTTTAACTGGAACCTCATAAAGAGATGCCTTATTAATTTTAAGTAAACCCATTACTCAAACTCCCTCGTTCCATTTGTTTTTGGTTTTGGAGTCTCATATGGAGTCACACAAGAAACCATAATATCAGTGGACTTTGTTGCTTCTGCCATCTCACGATAACCAAGTCCTATAAAAATCTGACCACCCACTACGGCAACTGCCATAGCACCCCAGAAGATGTAATACCACTTTGATTTTACTTGATGTTCTTTATTCATTTTCCGTCACCAATTCAATGTCTTCAAATTGATCTGATGTAATTTCATGTGGTCCAATTCTATACCAATAATCACCATTCTTTTCCCCAAGATATTCAATATCATCGCATTTATTTTCACGCATCCATGCTTGAAGACGCATGTGCTTAAGTTCTTTTTGAGAAATCATTTGAATTCACACTCCACCATAATTTCAGTAAGGGCAGCAAGAAGATTTATTTCCTGGTCAGCAACAAACGCACATTGGTATTGGTACTTAGCAATAACAAGAACGGCAGCAGGGATAGTTGCGGGTGTAAGGCAATCGTAAGCGGTGTCATAAATCCTGCGAAGTAGATGAGAAGCATCGTTGTCCAAGTTGGAGACCACCCACTTTCGGACCTCAGTAAAGTTCTTATCTTTGAGAGATTTAACCAGTTCATTTACAGAGATGTCTGAGAAAGATGCAAGAATCCCAGAGTCAATTTGTCCACCCACCGAATATCTTTGGCATTCGTTGAGGACCCTTCGCCAATCTGGGAAGTGTTTGTTGATGATTTCCGCCAGGACTTTTTCATCATACTCCACGCCTTCTGTATCCAGGATTTGTTGAAGTCTTCGAAAGAAACTTCCCGCCAACTTTGCTTTGTCTTTTCCCTTGATTCCGAACTCAACAACTGCACATCGTGAGTGGAGAGGTTCGATGATTTTATTTTTGTAGTTACAGGTGAAGATGAATCGGCAGTTGCCAGCAAACTCCTCAATAAACGCCCGTAGGAGGAGTTGTACGTCGTTCCCTGTGTTATCTGCCTCATCAATGATGACGACTTTGTGTTTAGCAGTTGACGTAAGCGATACGGTGGAAGCGAAGTTCTTCGCATTGTTTCGGACAGTATCAAGGAATCTACCTTCGTCGGATCCGTTGATGACATAAACATCTACTCCAAGTTCGTTACAGAGTGCTTTTGCAACGGTTGTCTTACCTATTCCAGGAGGACCAGCAAGAAGCATATTGGGAATTTCACCCCTATTTAGAAAATCCTGAAATGTTTTCTTGGTGCTATCAGGAAGAATACAATCTTCAATCGTCTTAGGTCGATACTTCTCAACCCAAATAAAATCACTATTCATAATCAAATCCAATCAGGTTTTCGTTGCGGCATACGAAGATAATTAGATGCAACCCAAGGTTTGCTGCTAATGTACATCTTGTAAGCAGTAAAAGTATCAATGCTTGTGTCAAATTTAAACTCATCTGGCATCGCACGGGCAAATGGTGTTACTTTTGTAATCTTTCCCTTTGGAAAAATATAATAAGCATGAACAAGAGTATTATAGCACGAATGCGGTTTTTTATACCTCAAATGATACTCATCACACAAGTTCATTCCCCACTTGATTAACCAATAAGCATTGTTAATGTTTTCAGATGCCCATTTGGTACAGGGGTGATTACGAAACGCACCCTTTTCAGTTTGGTAAGGAGTGTTATCTTTTTTATACAGGGGTCCATAATTGTGCCCCCACTTTTCAGATGACACGATAGAAAGCATTTGACAGCATTCTAGTGGCATTTTTACTATGTGCTTATCGGGAAGACAAATAGCACTTTCTGCTGGCCACGGTGATGTGACGAATATATTCATCCGAATGTTGAATCAGGTTCCAGAGCAATATAATAGCAGAGGTTGTACTTGGTGTTTGTAAATTGTGACAAAAGTTTTTGCGACACAACCACGTCATAAGCGCCAGGAATGATCTTGATGTTTTCAACCTTGAAGTTAAAGGTGAACTCTTCATCAGTTTCACCAACCACAATGGCATATTCGTTAGAAGTATCATTCTTTTTATCACGAACCACCAGTTTGATTACACCATTCTCACCAACAGCGGAAAGGTCAGGAAGTTGGTAAACTGCTGCGGCCTTCACCAGTTTTTCCAGAGAAGTGCTATCCAGTTGGAAACACACATCCGATGAAGGAAGTTGAATATCTTTCTCAGGAGGAGAAATAATTACATTAGGATCGGCAAAGAAATACTTCACACGACGCTTACCTTCTTTGATACTGAGATAAGATTCTTCAACAAAGTCAAGGTCTGGATCTTGGTGAAGACTCAAACCATTTAAAAATTGATTGAGATCATAAATGGCAAAGTCACGGGGGAACTCTTCAGTAATATCTGCTTCGGCAAGAATATTCTTGGCAACAGAAATAGTACGAAGACGATTGCCTTTCTTGACGAGAATCGAGTTGTTGATTCCAGCAAAGTTTTTAAGAAGAGCAAGAGTATTATCAGAAAGTTTCATAAGTTTAGTTGCCATAATCAACGGAATTCGGAGAGACCATTATCTTTGCGGGAATAGTGTCCGTCAAAGTGGAGTAGAAGCATAGCATAATGAATCACTTTGAGCAAGTCACGCTTATTGCGTCCATCTTTATCACCATAGCGGCTGCCATATTTTAGAATGTTTGCCTGACAGAAATGTGCTGCCAAGTTTTTTGCTGCCATCAAATCAATTGTTTGAGTACCTTTATACTCTTGATTGTGTCCGCAGTAGTGACTGCCATAGGTGCTAGTCACATAGTCCTGAATGTCTTTCAGGATTTTATCTTCGTTATATTTCCAGAGGTGATTAGTAGATTCGTTCATAACAGGTGTTTTTGTCAAATTAAGCATTCCTGTCTCTTCATTTTGAGATAGTGTGAATTGATTAATAAAATTAATATGGTCCTGTCCTTCGGCACCAGGAAGTCTAGATCCAATAACAAGCGTATCTGGTGAAGAATTAGGATTTCCAGTCAAACTGACACCATCTTCTTCCCAAAAGTCTTGATTTGATAAGTGTGATGTATTCATCTGAAAGTAGTTTTTTGAATAAGGATATTCGTCCATAATAAAGGGAAGGCGCATTTTTACCTTCCCCAATTATATCAGAAAGGGGTAGGTTGGTCAATATATTCCACTGTCAGTTTAGGTTCAGAAGGCATTTGGAAGTCGGCATCAACCTTGTCATAAAGTTCAAGGAAGGCTTGTTTAGTTTCATCATCAAAACGATTTACGCAAACTTGAATTGCTTTTGCTTTATCTTGGAAGATGCTGTAAGCACGGATAATGTGAACCAGACGACGGGTGCTGATGATTTCTTCAATACCACCATCATAGAAGGTCTTGCGGATAATGTCTGCCCAGTCCACCAGGCGCTTGCAGAAGTCACGATCTTCCACACCAAGATCCAGAGCAACACCCTCAAGGATCCTTTGCTCAGTTGCTGGAGCAGGATACTCCTGCTCCAAGGTCACAGGAAAACGCTCCAAGAATGCTTCATTAAGAACGTTAGTTCCAATAAAGCGTCCATCATCAGAACCTTTACCTTTGGTATTAGCAGTGGCAATCACATTGAACCCAGCAGCAGGTTTTACCCAGCGACCAATCTTTTTCAGGAAAACACCTTTACCTTCTAGAATAGATTGAAGGCAGAGAATTTTGTTAGAAGCAAGGTCGATCTCATCAAGGAGAAGGATTGCTCCTCGTTCAAGTGCTTCGATGACGGGACCGTTATGCCATGCAGTGTTCCCATCAACAAGCCTAAAACCACCGATAAGGTCATCTTCATCAGTTTCAATCGTAATATTTACACGAATCAGTTCACGCTTGAGTTGAGCACATGCT